GGAATGTGTGAAGAACATATTCGTGATTATCTTGCACAAGCAATCCGTCAAAACTTTGTAGTTTCTTTTAACCTACGATCCGTTCTTCATATCATGGATCTTCGAGCAAAGATGGATGCCCAATTGGAAATCCAAGCACTTTGCGAACAGTTTGTTCCACATCTTCAAAGGTGGTCACCAAATGTTTGGAAGTATTATGAAGAGAAAAGATTGCATCGTGCTCGTCTAAGTCCATAATAAATATGCTTATATAAAATGGAGGTTAAAATTGCCAACTTACCCTGTAATTAATAATAATACTGGTGAAACAAAAGAACTTGTTATGCCTGTTGCAGACTATGAACAATGGAGAAAAGATAATCCTGAATGGGATAAAGATTGGAGTCAAGGATGTGCTTCTATTGGTGAAGTAGGTGAATGGAAAGACAAATTAATTAAAAAGCATCCAGGATGGAATGACGTACTTTCAAAAGTATCAAAAGCACCAGGATCAAATGTAAAAAAAATTTAAAAAAATATGGCAAGAAAGAAAATCACAAATCCAGTACCATTTGGAACAAGCAATCGTGTTATGAAAAGAAAAAAACCAATAAATCTTGATTACATGAAGAAAATTGAACCTCTTACTGATAATCAAGAATTATTATTTTCAAGATATTCATTAGATCAAAATCTTGTTGCCTATGGTGCAGCAGGAACAGGTAAAACTTTTATTACTCTTTATAATGCACTTAGAGATGTTCTAAATGAAAAAACGCCATATGAAAAGATCTACATTGTAAGATCTCTTGTTGCGACTCGTGAGATTGGTTTTCTTCCTGGAGACCATGAAGATAAGTCTTCTCTTTATCAGATTCCTTACAAGAATATGGTAAAATATATGTTCGAAATGCCTGACGATCCTGCATTTGAGATGCTTTATGGAAATCTCAAAACTCAAGGTACAATTAGTTTTTGGAGTACTTCTTTTATTCGTGGAACTACTTTGGATGATTCAATCATTATTGTTGATGAATTTCAAAACTTGAACTTTCACGAACTTGATAGTATCATTACTCGTGTTGGTGAAAATTCTAAAATTATGTTCTGTGGTGATGCTACTCAAAGTGATCTTATAAAAACAAATGAAAAAAATGGTATTGTAGATTTTATGAAAATTTTAAGAATTATGCCATCTTTTGATATTATTGAATTTGGTGCAGAAGACATTGTTCGTTCTGGATTGTGTAAAGAATATATTATTGCTAAAATGGAGTCTGGTTTTTGATGGGGAATTCATTGAATAAAAATTTTAATCATATTAATATATCTCTACCCAAACTTGAGAGAGAATCTATTGATGGAGTAAGATATTATAAAATTTCTGGTATAAACAAAAAGTTAGTATCAATTACTTCTGTTATAAGTCATTATAAAAAAGATTTTTTTAATGAGTGGAGAAAAAGAGTAGGTACTGAAGAAGCTGATAAAATTACTAGAAAGGCAACCAGTCGTGGAACTGATATGCATACTCTAGTTGAACATCATTTAAAGAATGAAGATCTTCCTAAAGTTCAACCTCTTTCCGAACATTTATTTTATATTGCTAAACCAGCATTAGATCGTATAAATAATATTCATGCTCTTGAAGGAGCATTGTATAGTGAATACCTTGGAATTGCAGGTACAGTAGATTGTATTGCAGAATTTGATGGCGAACTTGCTATCATAGATTTTAAGACATCTAAAAAACCAAAACCAAGAAATTGGATTGACGGATATTTTGTCCAATGCTGTGCCTATGCGTGCATGTTACATGAAATGACAGGAATTTCTGTCAAGAAATTTGTAATTATTATGTCTTGCGAAAATGGAGAACTTGTAGTATATGAAGAAAAAGATAAAGCATACTATTTAAAACTTTTAATCAAGTATATTAAAAAATTTGTTGATGATAAATTGGAAAACATGCTTTGACATTTTAAAAATATAATGCTATTCTAATTAAATATTTCGTAGGAGAAAATTTTGCCACTTAATTTACTAAATTTAATGGAAAATGACTTAGAAAAAGAATTAAAAAAAGAATTAGAAAATAAATTCATGTGTCAAGCGAAGTTTAGTCAAGAAATTGAAAATCTTGTATCATCAAATAAAGATTTTAATTATATTGATGCTATTGTTGTTTTTTGTGACAAAAATAAAATAGATTTAGAATCTGTTCCAAAGTTAATTTCAAAACCTCTTAAAGAAAAAATTAAATATGAAGCAATTCAATTAAATTTTCTTAAGAGAACTTCATATGCACGATTAGTATTTTGAAATTGGATCCACATAATTGTTATAAAACTTACCTTTCACTTAAGAATCATTTCACAAAAGATCATTATGATTACCATAGACATAGTGGTAAAGTAAAAGCATCTATTGAAAGTTTCTATAAGCGCAAGGATCGTTTTTGGTTTGAAAAATTAAGTCGCAATAAAACAGATAATGAAATCATAAATTTTTTTGTTGCAAATTTTGTTACATGTAATGATCCTCAATCATTGTGGATCGGTGAAATTATTAAAGAAGGAGAGGAAAGATATCAATTTTGGATGAAAAAAATACAATCTCTGTCTTACATTTTTAAGGAAGAGATTGTAAATTGCTTTGATTCTAAAAATTTTGATGAATTGTTTATAATTGAAGGTAGTAAACATCCACGATTATTAAAGGAACATCTTCAGAATAATATATCTTTAGAAAGTATGATAATATTAGATCGTATATTATCGTATAAAAATGATTTTGATAAAAAATTGCATGATCCTGTTTGGGAGTTTGTATCTAAAAGAATGTGTAAATATTCTGCATTCCTACATACAGATGTATTTAAATTTAAAAAAATTTTAAAGGAGTGTGTATTATGAGTTTCTTTGATTCTGAAGTTGTTCGTTCAGAAATAGCAGAAATTTCTGAACTTCAGGAAGATCTTTATAAAAATGTTTTTAAATTTCCTACAATGTCTGATAATGAAAAAATTTCTCATATAGACTTGATGCAAAAACTTTTAAATAAACAACAAGTTCTTTATACTCGATTAAGTTTATCAGATGATCCTGAAGCAATTGAGATGAAAAATAGAATAGTTCAATCTGTTAGTATGACTGGACTACCAACAAATGTAGATGTTAATGTAATTTTTAACAACATGTCAAAACTTATCAGCACGATGCGTGAAAGTATTGACAACACCAAAGATTCCTGATATATTGATAATATGAATTCAAGGGCTTGGCAACCCTCTATGTAAAATAGTAAAGTCGCCCACAAGCCAAATACGAGGTAAAATATGTCTTTTGAAAGTCTTAAAAAGCAGTCTAAACTTGGTTCTCTAACTTCTAAACTTGTACAAGAAGTTGAGAAAATGAATTCCAGCGGTTCTTCTGAAGATAATCGATTCTGGAAACCTGAAATGGATAAGGGTGGTACTGGATCTGCTGTAATTCGTTTTCTTCCAGCACCAGAAGGTGAAGATCTTCCTTGGGTAAAAATCTTTTCACATGGATTCCAAGGTCCTGGTGGTTGGTACATTGAAAATTCATTGACAACTCTTGGACAAAAAGATCCTGTAACTGAACATAATCGTACATTGTGGAACAGTGGTAATGAAAAGGATAAAGAAACTGTCCGTAAACAAAAGCGCAAACTTTCATATTATAGCAACATCTATGTTGTAAAAGATCCTCTACATCCAGAAAATGAGGGTAAGGTTTTTCTATTCAAATATGGTAAAAAAATCTTTGATAAGATCATGAATTCTATGCAACCTGAGTTTGATGATGAGGAACCTATTAACCCATTTGATTTTTGGACTGGTGCTAATTTCCGTCTAAAAATTCGTAAAGTAGAAGGTTACTGGAACTATGATAAATCTGAGTTTGAATCTCAGTCTGTTCTTCTATCAGATGATGATGCTCTAGAGGGAATCTGGAAGAAAGAATATTCTCTTACTGCTATTGCTGCTCCAGATCAGTTTAAAACTTATGAAGAACTTGAAAAGCGGTTAAATTATGTTCTTGGTATCGGCAAAGTTGCTCCAAAATCATCTACATATGATCAAGAAGAAGAACTTGAAACATATTCTCATTCACCAAAAATTGAAGAGAATGTAATGGAAGAACTAGAAGAATCTTATCGTAAGAGTAAAACTGTTTCTCCATCACCATCTTCAGATGAAGATGAAGATGATGCTATGAGTTATTTCCAAAAATTAGTTGATGATTGATTATTCATAAAGTCTAATATTATCTGCAACTTTAAGGGTGTTACTTACATATTGAGTAGCACCTTTTTTATATTCCATGAAATCTTCTATGTCATTTAAGATAATATTTAAATACTGTGGTTTTAGTATATAAATGTTTCTCTTTGTATTTTCAATATTTAATTCGTATTCATAATTTGTAACTGGAATTAAATAATCAGTTGAGGGTATTTGAATTTCTTGTTGAAGTCCAAAATCATAAAATCTAAAATAGTTTGAAGAACTTATACGATTTAAAATTGGATTATTTCCCAAAGAAATTGTTGATATTTGTGGTATCGTTAATATATCCTCATCAAAATTTGAATCATTCATTGATATTATAAATGAGGAAACTATTTGAGAATCTTGATAAAATGCTGGTCCAAGATTAATCCAATCAGATCCAGTATAAATCCACAATTGCTCATCTGGAATTGTTGTGAGATAAATATCACCAATTTCACTAATTGGATTCAATGGAAGTAAATCTAAGTATGTTGGTTGTGATCCTAAAGGTATTATAAATTCATTAACTTCAAATTTTCCATTATATTGATTATCAGATATATCTTCAATTAATAGTTGAGTATTTTTAGAGAGATTAAATAATGGAGTGGTTGTTGTTATGAATACTTTTTTTTCAGTTCCCACATTACTTAATACAACTATGCTGTTGATAATAGACTTATCAATTATATCAAAACTCGCATCGTTGTTTGGTTGCTTAAGTCCAGATTCTAGTATTAAATTACCTAAAGAATCTTTAATTTCTGTAGTTTCATAATGGTGGATTCCGGAGTAAAGATTATCATATGACCCATATCGGGATAACATTATTTCATCAAATTGCTTTTGTGGTATAGGCCACTCAGTTTGTATATTTAAAATATTATTAGACAACAAAACTACCCAATCCAAGGTTTCGTCATCATAAATTTTATACGCAACATTATCTGGTCTTTCATCACCAATAATTTGATACTTTTCAAAAAATACTAAGTTTTCAAAAATATCATCATCTAACTTTCCTCTTTTAAAAAGGTTTTTTACATCAATATATTCTCCTATTTTCGCACCATCAATACGACTTATATAAGAAAAATTTGGTACTTGCCTGAAGTATGGTGTTGCCATTTTAGTATCCTATTGCATGGTCTTTATTATAATCATCTGCATATACAGGAGTCAATTCTTGGAATGTTAACGATAAACCATATTGAACCGGAGTTCCTAGATTATCATCAAATGTCATATAAGAATTTGATGGCGTATAATCGACTGAAAATGAAGTTAACGCACATGTTTTAATTCTATTTAAACTTGGATGTATTGATGTACCATTTAATTGATATTCAATATCAAATACATGTGGTGCTTTAAGAAATAATTCTGCCTTTGTTCTTTGAACTGCCATTCCTTGCTTAAAGAATTTTATAATTCTTTTAATTGCTTCTGCTTCCGGTCCATTTCTTGGACTTAAATTAAAATTAAAGTTAAATGTTCTTAAATCAGGTGCTTGAAATAAAAGTTCTAAATTAGGATTAAAAACTCCACCAGCTAATCTTGAAGTTAATCCTTTAGTTGATGTTGCTTCTTGCGCTATTAATGATAAAATTCCAGATCTAAGATCTTTTCCTCCCGCACCTTTTATTGTTGCTTCTGATCTTTCTGCAAATGATTTAGCCCCCTCAGATCCTCCACCGGCAGCACTATAAAAGAAATCTGTCACAGCAGTTTCAAACATATTTATTGTTGATCCATTCCAAGATACTTTATTTGTATCTCGTATAGATGGTTGAATTCCAAGAATTACTCTTCCTTTAGTCTTAGTATTTTTTTCATCTCTAATAAAACCAACAGTATTTTGATTAAAATCTACAGGTATATATTCTTTTCTAGTAAAAAGAACAGCATCCATATCTTTCATCTCAAAAGGATATCTAGTGTTATCGATATCCACTTTATCATCCATGTCTAAAGATACTGCTCTAATTTTTCTAAGTTCCAATGGATCTTCATAAGATGCTGTTGGGGAACTGTCACCAGGGCCACGAGCAGGTGGTGCTGGTCCATCACTTTTCTTTTCTTCGGTTTCAGTTTCAGTTTCAGTTGCATTTCCTGTTGATTTATAATAACTACTATTTTTTAAATCTTCTTTTTCTTTTTCAGATGCTAATTTTTGATTTGCTCGAAATGCAACATCTTTAACACTTTTTTCAATGTTTTGAATGTCCTCTGGTTTTAATTGATTTAAATTGCCCTGATTTTGTATAGTTCTTGCTCCACTGGCACTTTGCGTAAATAAAGGAATTCTTGGCCCATTGAATCCAATACCACCACGAACTTCATAATATTGAATATTTCCCGTTGCATAATCAAACTCAGCAACTATTGGTGATATTCCACCACTTATAGATTTTATTGTAGCAACATTTCTTCTTAATATTGTTGGTTTATTGGAATTATCCTGATACCATCCAGGAAATCCTTGATCTTTAAACTCAACGCTCATCAGAATTCCTCCACATAAGGAATTCATCCATCTCAATTTTTTGTAGAGTATGAGACATTTATGACTTTACTTTTTATCTATTTATCACGAATCTTGCATAAGGTATTCTTCTTAATGCGTTGAATTCTTCTTTTTCTAATACATGAAAAGAACTCATAACTTGTTCCCAGTTATATCTTCTTCTTGTTCTCCAATGAACATTTAATCCTTCAAATCCTTTATCATCATATGAAAGCATTGCAATTAATGGATGTCTATCATATTTTATCTTTGGTGTTTTTGCAGCATACCTAAAAGTATAAAATTTACCAACTTGTGGAAGTCCTTCAGTTTGATCAAAGATTTGTAAAATTATATCCATCAATTCTTCTGGACTTGTAATTCCTTTAGTCCTTTCAAATAGTAACTCTATTTTTGATTGTTGCCTTTGTAATCTAAGTTTTTCTTTTTGGGATGTAAGGAATGACTGTACTTTACCTTTTGGTATCTTACTTCTTTTTGCCATTACTTAAGACCTAATTCTACTTCTGTGATGATTTTAAATTCGATCATTCTATCATCACAAAATTCTTTTGCAGCTTTCCATTTAGCAATATTTTTTTCGTAAGTTAATGCTTCTGTTATAAATGTTTTATTTCTTTTTTTGGGTGTTTTAACTGGGGGAATGGTCTGGTTTTTTGGTTTTATTTCAATAATATATTTTTTAATTGATCCATTACTTTCTTTCACTTTCATAATAAAATCTGGAAAGTATTTTCTCACTTTTCTTGTTGTTGGATCATAGTAGGGTATATAAAATTCTTCAGATCCCCATTCCAAAATATTTTCATTTCTATCACAGTACCTCATAAATTTTAATTCCCATGAGGATCTGTAAATTATATTTTTATAATCACCTTTATATTTTTCAGGGTTTTGGGGATGAAACTTTCCTTGATGATACCTATCTTCCCTCATACATAATATATAACTAATAATATTTATAGATGGCATCTGCTATAAAGAAAGAAATAATAAGTAGTATAAAAAATAAACTACTTAGACCTTCTTTAACGTCACATTATTTGTGTAACTTTTCTCCTCCAAGTAACTTAACTGAAAAAAATCCAGGAAATGGATTTTTTTTAGGTAGAGGAATAAATGTCTTAGATAAAAATAAAATGTATGATAGACTTTCTTTAGGATGTTGTGAGGCTTCTTTGCCTGGTTCATCACTTGCTACTCTTGATATTAATAATGACTATCATGGAGTAACTCAGAAACATGCTTATAGGAGATTATATGATGATAGAGCAGATTTCACTTTTTATGTTGATGGTTCAGAATATTATGTAATTCACTTTTTTGAGGCTTGGATTTCGTATTGTATCAATGAACAGCGTTCAGATGACAGAATAAAAAGACATCAAGATTATACATATAGGGTAAATTTTCCTGACACCTATTATGCAAATGAAATGAGTATTGTTAAATTTGAAAGAGATTATATAGATTCATCTAGAAGTTCTACAATCCAATATAATTTTGTTGGAGCATTTCCAATTAGCATTAGTTCTATGCCAGTTTCATATGATCAATCTAATTTATTAAAATGTACAGTTTCTTTTTCATATCAAAGATATTATCTAGATAAATTTATAAATTCTCAATCATATACTCCTAAAAATCCAAATGCAACTGGTGTTTCTGAATTAAATAATAAACCTGCAAGTAAATCTTCTAATGGTACTCAAGTAGCATCTTCTGTATCACAAAGTGGTAGTGAACAATTACCACAAAGACAGATTGCTAATCAAAATATTTTAAATAATAGAGCATTTGTAAGAACATCAATATATACTGATGGTGGAATAGTAAGATAAATAAAATTACTGAAATTCACATAATTAAAAAATTATGCCTTTACCTAAGATTTCTACACCAACATATGAGTTGGAATTGCCATCTACAGGACAAAAAATTAAATACAGACCATTTTTAGTCAAGGAAGAAAAACTACTTCTTCTTGCATTAGAAACTGAAGATAATAAACAAATTACAAATGCAATTAAAACTGTAATTAAAAATTGCATTGAAACTAAGGGCATCAAAGTTGAGACTTTGCCCACATTTGATATTGAATTTTTATTCCTAAACATTCGTGCAAGATCTGTCGGGGAAGAAATTGAAGTTAATTTGATTTGCCCAGATGACAATGAAACAACAGTTCCTGTAACAATTAATGTTGACGATATTAAAGTAGAAAAGAATAAGAATCATCACAAACAAATTAAACTTGATGATTCACTTATGATGGATATGAAATATCCTTCTTTAGATCAGTTCATTAAAAATAACTTCGATCTAAATGGAAATACAATGGAACAATCATTTGAACTAATTGCAGATTGTATTGATAAAATTTACTCAGAAGAAGAAGTTTGGTCTTCATCTGATGTGACTCGTGAAGAGATGGTTGATTTTCTTGAGCAAATGAACTCACTTCAGTTTAAACAAATTGAAGAATTCTTTGAAACCATGCCAAAACTTTCTCATAAAGTTAAAATTAAAAATCCAAAAACTAAAGTTGAAAGTGAAGTTGTTCTTGAAGGATTATCAAGTTTTTTCGGATAGGTCTTTCTCATATAGATCTTGAAAATTACTTTCGATTAAATTTTTCTTTGATGCAATATCATAAATACTCTTTGACAGAGATTGAAAATATGATGCCTTTTGAGAGAGACATCTATGTTGCTTTATTACAACAGCATTTAGAAGAAGAAAAACTTAAGCAACAGCAAAATGGCGGATAAACTAGACCGAGAACAAATTGATGAAAGAGTTTTGAGGCTTCTTGGTCTAGAAGATGTCTTTGATTTAGATCCTGATGAATATCTTCAATTAATTCGTGAAAAAATTGAAGCAGAAAAAAATAGGTTATCGCAGGAAGATTTAGCAAGACTTGCAAATGAAAGAAAGAGAGTAAGAGCAGAACAGAGATCATCTAAGAAACCAAATCTTTCAAAAGCACAATCAGCAATAAAGTTTCTAAAACCATCAAAAGTAACAGGTTCCCAGCAAGTTGAATTTCTTAAAACTGAAGATCTAGATAAATCTGAAAATATTATTGGTATTGTTACAACAATAAAAAAAACAGTTGATAGTATATACAAGACACTTGTTATACAAAGTAAGTTATTTGAAAACATAAATGAACAGTCTAGAAGAGAAAGAGAGTACAATAGAAGAAGAAAAAGAGAAGAAGACCTTGAGAAAAAAGATACGGGATTAATTGCAGTTGCAAAAAAAATATTAGAACCATTTCAAAGTATCTTTGATAGAATTTTTAAATTTTTATTCTTTACATTATTAGGAAGAGCATTTGTAAAATTTACTGAATGGGCATCAGATCCAGAAAACAAAAAGAAACTTGAAGTACTTGGTAGATTTTTAAAAGACTTTTTTCCTGCTTTAGTAGGAACATACTTTCTATTTGGCACATCGTTAGGTAGGTTTGTAAGATCTATTGTAGGAACAGTAGCAAAACTTAGTTTCCATCTTGCTAGATTTGCGATTCCAAAACTCCTAAGTTTTGTAAGGGCACATCCATTATTGGCAATTGGTGCTACTGCAGGACTAGCAACTCTTGGTGCCTCAATGTGGGGAGGAAAAGAAAAAGAGAATTTGATGCAACAGGAGTCTGAAAAAACTGGTAAACCTAAAGAGCAAATCAAGACTGAAGTAGAATCTGCAAAGAGAAGTCCATTTGCAATGTTTGGTGAAGGCCTGTCAAATATTACTGGATACAAAAGGGGAGGAGAAATATTCAGTGGACTAGTTGGAAATGATAGTGGTATAAAAGTATCTGGTTATGGGAAAGATACTCAATACTTTCCAATTGCAGGAACTGATGAGGGTGCTGTATTATATCCTGGTGAACTTGTTGTAAATGCCCAACAGCGAGAAAAAATTGCCGCAGACACTGGTGTTGATGTTGCAGATTATGTTCCTGGTCCTAAATCTGGAAAGGTTAAGAAGTATGCATCTGGTGGAATGATTGGTATTGCTGCGCATCATTTAAAGCAAGATGAAGCACTATCATCATTAACAAAAGGTGTAAATGATTATGTAAAACCTGGAGGAAAGAGTATTCGTAGTGGAACACCATGGAGTAATATTACAAAAAGTACTCCAATTCATTCTTATATTGATAGTGTTGGTCAAGCAACTATTGGATGGGGATCAACTTTTTATGATAATATTTTAAATGGTAAAAAACCTGTAAGACCGGGTGATACTATTACAAAATCAAAAGCAGATGATGTATTGTCAACTAATCTTTTAAACTTAGCAAAGGAATATTCACAAAAAATTCCTTTATGGAATAATATGTCAGATAAGCAAAAGGCAGGAGTTCTTATTGTTGGATATAATGCACCATATGGTCCTATTGGATCTTATCCAAAATTAACTGAGTCACTTAAAACTGGAAATATGATTTCTGCTGCTTCTAATGTTACTAGAGGTGGTCCAAGTCCATCTAGACTTGCACTTGAAAAAAGTTTATTAATGAGTGGTCCATCAAACTTAAGTTCAATTAAAAAACCACAATCTTATACTCAACCTAAAACAGAAACAAAAGATAAAGGAATTTTATCTAAATTAAGATCCTTTTTGCCATTCGAAGGTGGTGGTTTTCCAGTAAAAGAAAACACTGGAATGGATATTCCAGGAGCAACTGCTGATAGACAACTTGTTTCTATGAGATTACATCCTGGCGAATATGCAAAAATATTTACAAAGGATTTTGTAGATAAAGGAGGAATGAAGATCGTTGAATATCTTCAAGCACTTTTAGATTCAGATTCTAATGCAAGAAAAGATGGTGTATTATCAAATTCATCTTTAAATAGATATATTCCTGAACCACCTTCCAAAAATAAAAGTGGATCTAATATGATTACATTACCACCACAAATTATTTCTGGGGGAAGTGGTCAATCATATAATTCTAAAGGAAATAATGGAGTTCCAAATTTTAGTGCAATTCCTAGTTCTGCATTAGAAACTCGTCAAAATCTAGCAGACATTTACGGTATTCTAGGATAAGACTATGGCAATTAATAGAAATTTATTGTTACCATCAGCATCATCCTCAAGTGCAATAGTTAAGAAGACCTTTAATGCTTCTGCATTAGCATCTATTAAAACTAATAAAAAAGAATTAACACTTAGTCCCCAAAAGACATCATTAAAAGATTTACTATCATCTATTAATGAAACCGTAAAGAAAATTAATATTATAGTAAAGAAGACTACTTTATCTCAGAGTAAAGCATATAAAGACGGTCTTAAAGAAGCAAGACTTGCAAGAAATGCTGAAAGAGAAAGAAAACTCGAAGAAAAAAAGAAAGATAAACCCAAAGAAAAAGAAGAAAAAAAAATACCAGGATTAGGATTTCTTGATAGAATTAAAAGATTTTTATTCTTTACATTCTTGGGATGGTTAACAAATAAGTATTGGGATAAACTTCCACAAGTATTAGAGTTTACGAAGAAGTTAACTCCAATCATTGATGTCATCGAAACTATTGGTGGAGCATTATTTAATGGAGTGGTTAATTTTATTGATACTGGTTATAAAGTTTATGATGGTCTTAGAGACTTTACAAAACAAATTGGTGGGGAAGATTTTCAAAAGAAATTTGATGACTTTAGTAAAAATCTTAATACCTTTATTAACATTGCCATTATTGCTGGTATGGCAACGATGGGTGGTACTGATTTTGGTTCTAGAGGTGGTCGTCGTGGTGGTCCTGGTGGTGGAAAACCTGGAAGGGGTGGTTATAGAAATGGAGTTCGCACGGGGCAATATAATGGATTTAATACACGCACTACTCGTAGTGGAAATCTTTTAAGTAGGACTGGAGATGCATTACGCGCCCAAAGAGGAGATTGGAGTACCTCTGGTTATATAAAGAGTGAAAAAGATATAATGAAAAGATACTTCCAGAAACATGGAAGGGATGCTGCTATTCGTAGATTTGGTCAGGAGGGAGTCGAATCTTTAGGTGGTAAGTATGCTAGATCTGGAGTCACTAATCTTGCTAGAAAAGGTGCAGTTAGTCTTCTTGGAAAAGGTGGCACAAAAGCAGCACTAAGAATAGTACAACCACTAGTTAGAAATATACCACTAATTGGTGGTATTATGGAATTTGTTCTTTCTTGGATGTCTGGTGACTCTCCAGGAAAGGCAGCATTTAAAGGTGTTGGTGCAGGACTTGGAACATGGGTTGGTGGTGCAATTGGATCTTTGATTCCTATTCCTGGTGTAGGAACTGCTATTGGTATGTGGTTAGGTAGTCAAGGTGGATCTGCATTAGGTGAAGCACTGTATAATAAGATCTTTGAAAATAGAGAACCGGGTCAAAAGAAATTAGATCAACCAAAGAAAAAAGCAAGAGGTGGCGTAACCAGAGGTGGTAAAAAAGTTGCTGAGAATATTGGTAGATCATTAAAAATACAAAGAACTATTAAAAGGAATTTAATCTCACCTAAACCAAATAAAATAATTCCAGGTGTTGATGTTGGTGGTGAAAATAAAATAAAATCAATGTTTCCTGAACCATCTATGCAACAAAGTGGTTTATATCAAAATCCATTTGGATTTTTATATAATAGTACCAATTCTATGGGAGATGTTCCCTACATTGGACCATTATTTTCTTTATTTGGAAAATTGCTACTTGGACAATCACCTAAAAGTTCAGATTATAAAATTATAAGTCTTGGGTTAACCGCATGGATTAATAATGCAATAACTGATAATTTGTTAAACGGAAATAATATAGAAAAAATGATAAAAGAAATGCCAATATGGATGGAATCATCTATTAAAAAATTGGTAGATGGTGTAACAATTGATGTATTAAATCAATTAAAAGAATACTTGTTATTGAAACCATTAAGAGAAATGTTTTCATCATCACAATTATCTGGATCTGAAGCAGGAGAATTGGGTTCTGCAAGTGATGCTGTTGGTGGTGCAAGATTGTTTATGGCAGCGGGTTTCCCAATGCTTGCTGCAGCTATTCTTTCTGGAAATGTTCAGCAAGAATCTGGATGGAAAGGTCAAAGAACTCCTTGGGTTTTAAATGATGGTGCAGGAACTAATAAAGGATTGATAAGTTGGAATAGAACTAGAATCACAAACGCTGAGAAATTTTTAGGTAAACCACTAGAAACTGCAAGTAATGCAGAGCAAGTTAAATGGATTAAAGAAGAATTAAGACAATATGGGTTGCTTGATGATTTTATGAATCCTCAAGCAACAGAAGCGCAACTTCAAGAAGCATCATACAAATATATTGGTTGGGGACACCTTGGTAAAAGATGGGATTACTCAAAACAAATTTTTTCTGCACTTCAAAAAGGTGAGCAAGGAACTTATTCCCCAGGTGTTAATATAAGATTGGGTTCAAATAATGATGCTGCACTAGGATCTAAACTTGCTGGAGAACTTGGAGATTTTATGAAACAATGGGGAGGAGTTCCCGGTGATGTGCATAGACATCCAAAACATCTACCTTGGGATCCAAATCGTGGACATTCACCAGGATCTTTGCATTACCAGGCACAAGGTGCCAGAGCTATTGATTTGGGATCTTGGGCAAATGAACAAGGACCTATACTTAAAAAAATAGAAGAATTTAATAGATTAAAGGGAGTTTCACCAGTTCAACTTTTACATGCAGGAAATGATCCAACTGGAAATCATGATAACCATGTTCATGTTGCTTATAAAGATGGTGGAATGATTGGTCCTAATAAACCAAGAAATATAAAACCACTTCAAGAATCAGCATCATATGATGAAGGATATATGATCTTAATTCAACCAGTTATTATCGAAAAACCAGTACCAGCTATGGATAATAAGATTAATTTTTCTGGTGGTGGTAGTGTAAATATTAATAAGGACAAGTCATCTCTATTCATAAGGTAATGGGTGCATCTAAAAAAGCAGAATCTGGAAACATAAAAAAGTTTGAAGTATATTCAAACTCAGGAGAAACTATTGATCTTACTGGTGCTGGAGTTTTATCCGAATTAGTTTACTATGAAAGTATTTTAGATTTAACTGTAAGGGCATCTGCAACTTTTGTTGATAGTGGTAATAGAACAAGTGGAGAAGGAATTTCTTTAGTTGAAGAATTATCTTCTGGAAATAAAACAAATATTAAAATATCAGATAATTATGGAACCACTTTATCTTTTTCGGGGGATAATCATTTAAGAGTAAAGCAACCAAGGAATATGTTGCAAGACACTTTTAAATCGACATTTACAGTTGATCTTTATTCTAGAGACTTTATTACCAACGATGAAGCAAAATCACTAGTAGAAAAAAAGTATAGTGGAAAAATAACAGATACTATTGAAAAAATAATAAAACAGGACTCATTAAAAACTGAAAAACCTTTATTGATTGATGAGTCAGTTAATACATTAGAAGTTATTGGCAGAAAAAGAAAACCATTTTCTGTAATTTGTGAACTTGCAACAAAATCTTGTCCTGATATTGAAGGTTCATTTGGAATTTTAGCAGGATACTTTTTTTATGAAACTTATGATGGATATAATTTTAGATCAATTGATAAACTATTCATGCAAAGTCCAAAAAGAAAGTTAATTTTTAATAATACAGATGGATTGCCAGTGGGTTATGATGAAAAAATAATAGAATATTCTTTTGATGTTGGTATTGATCTTGATAATAAAATTAAAAGTGGATCAATTGGTAAAACTAAATTAATTACTTTTGATACTTTTAATAATACGTATCAGGGAGAAAATGGAAATGAATTTGATATATCAGAACAATTTAAAGGTAAAAATAATGCAGGAAAGGATGAGATTAAATATCCATCAGATTTAGATATTGATGTAACTAAAATATATACAAAAATACCTGATATTGGCATTAATCCTCCAGGAAAAAATGCCAAAGAGCAGTTAAAAAATTCTCAAAATATTAATTTCGATATAGATAAAATTGTTAGACAATCAAAAGCAAGATATAATAATTTATTTAACGTAAAACTTTCAATCGCAATTGCAGGTGATCTAAGTTTAAGAGCAGGTGATTTAATTCACTGTGACTTTCCAGAAGTATCAAGTAAAAAGAATATTATTGCAAGTAAGAAAACAAGTGGACTATATATGATAGTAGATATAGCAACTTTATTTAATAGTGCGGGAACATTTACTAGAATTAATCTAGTAAGAGACACAATAGGAAGGAAACCTACTTAAAATGGATAGAACAATTCAACAACATATTAATGACGATAAACATGAATTAGATTCTGGGTCACTAAGTCCCCAAAGAAAACGTCATATCCAATCTGAACTTGAACAGTTACAAAATTATCAACAGAAACATCCTGACCATACACAAGATCCAACTCCATTGCAACTTTATTGCGACGAAAATCCAGACGCCCTTGAATGTAGAATATACGAAGAATGAGTTTATTTAATAACGAACAATTTGGAGAAAATGTTAAAATTTGGATGGGCCAAATTGTTGATGATGAATATTGGAAAGATAACGAGCAAGCAGAAAAATGGTCCGATCCTGATGACATACCTGGATGGGGGGCAAGATATAAGGTAAGAATTTTTGGTAATCATCCAGAAAATGCAAATGATTTAAAAAATGAAGAACTACCTTGGATTGAAGTAATGTATCCTGTTACTGCAGGTTCTGGACATGCAGGAAGTTCTCAGACATCAAATCTAAGAAAAGGTGCTTTTGTTATTGGTCTTTATAGAGATAAAGATGAAAATGAACCTTTTATTATTGGATGCTTGGGAAATAATGACCAAACAAAATTAAATTATCAACAAACTGATAAAGGATTTACTACATTATCAGGATTTGGCGGACAAAATCCTGAGAATGTTCCTGGATATTCTCAGTCTCAAAGTGGTGGCAAGAAAACTGAAGCAAATACTACATCAGCAACTAAAGAAAAGACTAAAACTGATGAGAAGCAAAAAAAAGATGGTGAAAGAAGTAATGCTTTAAAAAAAACTACAAAATGTGGTGGCAATGAACTAAGTGCAGCACAAAAATCTATTCAAAAATTAATATTAGATATTGAAGAATTTAAAGATAATTATCAAAATAATTTAATTACTGAAGAAGGGCAAAGTTATGGATTAAGAGAATATATTCAGTATAAAGTAACTAATGCTGCTAAAGAAATATCAAAACCAATTAAAACAATAATTAATCATATACGTAAATATACAACTGAAAAAGTTAACAATGGATTAAAAGATCTTTATTATATTATTTTCCCTGAAGATAGACCAAAAGCAAAAACTGCGCTTGAAAAAGCATTAGAGTTACTTTCTTGTTTATTTGATAAGATTATTGACAATCTTCTTAAGATGATTGGTCAATTTTTAATGCAAATTGTTGACCGATTTATTAATACTCCACTATGTGCAGTTGAAAACTTTTTAGCACAATTGCTTGGGGAAATTGTTAGTTTAATTATGGGTGCAGTTGATGCAATTTTAGGTCCTTTAGAAGCAATATTTGGAGCAATTGATGTTGCAATAGATGTTTTAACTATACTTTTAGATATTATTGGATTTTTTAGTTGCAATCAGGATCCAGAATGTCCAGATATTACAGAATGGAGTATTTGGGATGGAGCTAATAGTAATCTAAGTTTGGATATTAATTCTGTCTTTAATAAAGCAAAGGGTGTTGCGGATCAATTTAAAGGGTCTATTGGAGACATTGCAAATTTTGATTATAATATTGATTTTGCAGGAATGCTCCAAAGTACTTTAGATTCTTGCAACGTTGGTCCTTTGTTATGTGGGCCTCCCACTTTATCAATTTATGGAGGAGGATCTGGAGAAGGAACAAGTGGAAATGTAATTGTAAGTGCAGTTGGAGATATTCTTGGGGTTGACATTATTACTCCTGGATCTGGATATACAAAGCAACCTTTTCTAAAAATTATTGACAATTGTGGTAAAGGGAATGGTGCCGTTGTAAAACCTCAGATGGGAATTGTACCCCCAGAATTAGATTTAACTGCTACAAAACAACCAAATGGCACATATGACATCAATTGGAAAACTAAAAAAGCAAATAAAGTGGAAACTTCATTTGGAGCTACCACATTAAATGGAACAATTAATGTTAATCCAGATCAAACATCAACATATACAGTTACTGCATTCGGTAAAAAAATAAAAAATTCTGAAAGACCTTATATAACAAAATCAATAACTATTAATGTATCGACACAAATTATAAGTCAAAATAGTCCGATTATATCAGGAGTACCTATAAGAGATGCTGTACAATATGTAACGTCAGATATTCCAGAATACCCAGGAAACATTGGAAACCCTTTGGGCCCTGATGGAAATAATTCAAATCCTTCACTTGAAGATCCATGTTCAGATACTCCAATTATTAAGAATTTATTATCAACTGGAAAATTTACATCAGATCAGATTGGTATTATTAATATAGTTGTTCTGGATTCTGGTGCAGGATATCTGTCAAAACCTGATGGAAGTCTTGGTGGCGATGGTAGAACATGGGCACAACCAAATGAAACTGTTATTAGGAGAAATGATGGAACATATGATAAACCATATAAACCCGGTGAAGTTATTTCTGTTAATAAGTGTGATCAAGTAAATCCTCCCGATCAACCTACTTATCAACCTGATGAACCAATTATTCTTACAGCTCCAGAACCAACTGGAGGACCTGTAAGAGCAGGAACTTATGCAACTAAAGATACTGGAGAATATCCAGTGTTTTTATATCTTTGTGGTATTGAAATTGAAGATGCAGGCGCTAATTATGATAAAGATATTGATAGTATTACAATTACTCCAGATAATGGTGCAGTTCTTGAACCAGTATTTGGTCCTGGTGGTAGATTAATTGACATTAAGATAATTAAAAATGGATTTGGATTTACTGAAAGACCTGTAATAACTATAAAAACAACAACTGGATATAATGTAAAAATCAATCCAATATTGTGTGTAAATAGATTGAATGATGATCCAATTGCCGCATCAAGAATTCCTGCGGACAAAATTATTAAAGTTGTTGATTGTGTAGGTAAAATCTAATGGCAGAAAAAAAGAATAATCATACTATAAGGTATGGAAATAAAGATGGAGAAATAAAGTTTGGTCATATTCATGATGATCAAAATGTATCTGCTTTTATGGTAAGAAGTGGATATAATGCCAAACATTATATGACTATGGATGCTACGGGAGATGTAGCACAAGGTAGGAAAAATGGCACTATCAATCGTTGTCCTGGAGTATATGCCATTAAATGTGGTGATGATGTTCAAGAAGGAATTCCTGCATTATACATTGAAGCAGTTAATGGTGATATTGTTTTAAGTGCAAACAATGGAAGAATTAGACTACAAGCAGATAATATTGAATTGCTTGCAGAAGGTGCTGATAATAAAAATGGAAATATAGTTATGGAATCAAATCAAAAAGTTGAAATTAGATCTAATAATATTGAAATTAATGGAACTTCTGTAGTTAATGTATATTCTTCTTCCAAATTAGAATTAGTTGCAGATGGTGTGTTAAATATGTTTGGGTCTCTTATGGAAGCAGTTGAAGCTTGTGCTAGAAAAAATCCCTCCAAATCTTTTGGACCTCTTGAAATTATTCAATCACTAAAAAATATTCTATAAACAATGGATTTAAATACAGACGTAAAAGTTGGAAAAAGACTTCAATGTGGTTCGGGTAGACCTCCATTAATGGGTCTTGGTACTACAGAAGTTAATGGATTTGCTTCACTTGAAGGACCTGCTCAAATAGGTGCTGATTCAGAATTTGCAATTCCTGCTATTGATGGAGAAACTGGAGGACCCCCATGTGGGTCTGCAACTTTGATGGTTGGTAGAACTGCAAATAAAGATGTTTTAAGAAATCCTTTATTTGGTGGAGCACCTTTTTATTCATTATTAGTAAAAACTTATGCTAGAATTAAAAGTTTTTTGAAAGTTGATGTTTTATTGACGGTTAAACTTTTAAAAGCAAAGATTATTTACACAGAAGTTCTTATGGCAAAGTCTAAGAACTTTGTCATAGATCATCCTTCACAACCAAATAAGAAGTTAGTACATGCTTGCTTAGAGGGTCCAGAACATGCAGTATATGTAAGAGGTCGTATAACTAATAAAACAATAATTGAGTTACCTTATTATTGGAAAGATCTTATAGATGAATCTACAATTACAGTTCAATTGCAACCAATTGGAGCACATCAAAATATTATTATCAAAAGAATTGGTCAAAATGAGATACATTTACAAGGACAAGGGATACCAATAGATTGTTTTTATCATGTTTATGCAGAGAGAAAAGATATAGATCATTTAGAAGTGGAGATTGATTGATGGCACCATTTAAATTTAGACACTATGGAACCTTTACAGGACCAATTTCTCTAACTGGTGACTGGATTTATGATAGTGTTTCATTGGAAGGATCTTGGCAAACAGATTTTCCAATTGATACCTCATTTAAGTTAACAGATGTTGCTGTAGTTTTTTATAATAATGAATTTGACTACATGGGGTATCATTTATATGGATTTAATACAAATATTGCAGTATTAGAAAAAAATACGGGTCCTTTAGCTTTATTACTAGCAAATGTATCAAATACAATATTTAATGGAAATACAATTGCAAATGGTAATGTAATTACAAATGGCAATGTAGTTGCTAATGGAAATATAGTTTCTAATGGGGTATTAAATTGTACAGGATCAGTTACTATTGCTGGTGTTGGTGAAATGGTTCAAGCAATTACTGAGGCAAAAGCATTGCCAGCAAAATCATTTGATATTCCTCATCCATCAAAACCAAATACTCATAGACTTAGGCATGTAAGTTTAGAAGGACCAGAGATTGGAGTTTATTGTAGAGGTAAACTTGAAAATGAAAGTATAATTAATATTCCAGAATACTGGTATGATTTAATTGATCCAGAGACAATTACTGTTAATTTGACACCATTTGGATCATATCAAGAGTTATTTGTAGAAAAAATTGAGTGGGGTAAAAAAATTATTGTAAAAAACAATTCAGGATCTTCTATAAATTGTTATTATACAATTTATGCAGAGAGAAAAGATCTTGATAAATTAATTGTAGAATATGAAGGAAAATCTATACAAGATTATCCTGGACAAGATTTCTTAGGCATTAAAAAGGAAGTTTAATTATGTCAGAATTTTATATACCACCTATAGATAACAGTCTGAATGTAACACAAAATAGTCAAGTTGTTGTTGCAGGATTAGGTTCTGAAAGAAGTGGGATTGAATCTGCTAATAGTATATTACATAAACCAGTTGGAATTGCTTCAACTGCTATTAGTAGATATCAAGTTATAGCAAAAGAATTAGATCTTGAACTATTAAATAATGTTTCTTCAATTCTTAATGAAATTAATAGCAAAAAACTTCAAATAGTTGAAAAATCTCAACTAGCATTGGTGGGATTCGTTACAGGTATTAACCCTCCAATATGCGAAATTGCATCTGATAAAAGTGATATTGATTCTTCTGTTGTATCAGAAAAAGATACTATTTCTGCATCAAACGCATTGACTGGAAGTTTAAGTGGATTGCCCGGAGTTCCAACTCCAAAAATTTCATACGGAGTAGTAAGAAAAGATACATTAAGGGTTTGGATAGCACCAAACTTAGAAGAAAGAAAAGCGCCAAATAATAATGCTTTTGAAAATTTAAAATATCCAAAATTAAATCAAGATAGATGTGGAAAAGGAAAAGAAAATATCATATTTAAAAATGATAAGTATAATGATGGAACTAACACAATCTATTGTTGGAATAATACAGGTGATTGGTCTATTAAAGGATGGGAAAAAACAGGTAATGCATTAGGTAAATATTATTCAATTATTGGACCTGGATCAGGAACTGCTAGATTAGCAGGTGTTTATGATGCAGTGACTCAAATATATACTCTTGATCCAGAATTTCAATCATTAACAGAAATACTTACTGATATTACGACTGGAACATATACTCCACAAACAGGTGATGCACTTGTAGATATACCTATAAGTGCAAATTATAATCTAACTACAGGAAAGTTGACAAAATCAATAATTTCATTTTTACCTATTCCTAGTGGATCTGGTTATTTTGAATTTGATTCAACTGGAATTTGTAATACTTTAAAATCTGAAATTGCTACATTAGAGTCTGAAATTGAAACTCTTCGTGTAGGACTATCAACTTATTTGGAACCACCAAACTCTTTAAAATCAAAAAAGCATAGTGAGCAATTAAAAATGTGGTCACTAAAAAGAGTTGAAGTTGAAAATGAAGAAAAAATTACACAAATAGGAATTTCTACAAATGCTATTGTAGAAATAGATTCTTCACTACCATCAGGATCAAATACATTTGATGATGGAGTTCTGACAACATTCGATTCAGGTCAAATAACATTTGATGCTTATTAATAAATAGCGGAAGGAAATTTAAAAATTATGGCAAAAACACTTATCAATTTAGGTTCAGTTCAAGATGATGGAACTGGAGATCCTCTGAGAACTGCTGGACAAAAAATTAATAATAATTTTGATGAAATCTATGCAACTTTTGGTGATGGAGAAACTTTAAGTCCAAATGTAGGTAATGCCAATACTGCAAATTATGCAGTTACTGCTGGTATTGCAACTTATGCTGATGGACTTAGAAATGCTCCAAATATTACAGTTGGTATTGTGACAGCAACTGGATTTATTAGTGCTGCAAATACAACACCAATTTCAATTACTCTTGATGGCAATAACTTAACATTTACTGCTGTTGGAATTGGATCCACAACACTCACCCTTACATGAGGAGCACGGGGGGTTGACATTTCAATTCAAGTGGTCTATGCTACTTGAGTAATCAGAAATACAATCGAATGCAAGATGAATATCTTTCACGGTGTGTGGTGGATCCTATCAAGCGTACAGTGTATCTGTACTCCAGTGAGGGGTCAGAAAAGCAAGTAACCTGTGATACGGTTGATGAGTTTATGAACGTGCTAGAGTTCGTTCGTGCTACAGTGGACGAAGAGACACTTTCTTATTCAAATCCTCTCTGAAACCAAAATCGACTTTTAATTCCATTTTTGGGCAAAAAAAACTCCGGCAAAAATTCTCACACGATACTTTTTTAAAATGAATCCTTATCGCATTAATCACAAAACACTAAAAGAAGAACCTGTAAAAACAACTCCAGAGAATGTGAAGGAATCGAATGAGAATTTATTTCGTGCAAAGTGGAATCTTCCTCAAGCAGCAAAACATTGTGGGATGTCGCATAAAGAAATGAAGTTGACATTTTTTGAGTATTTAAAGTATAATCCTAGTACTTATGTACAATGATTATAATATAGGATTAAAATTATTTTATTATAAAATTTTTTAATCTAAATACTCAAAAGTAATAGGAATATTACTATGAAGTACAGAATAGACGCCTCATATGTTTGGTACAATAGAGGAAAACAAATTGTTTTAATGTACTTTATAAATTCAATTCCTTTTACTTTTGATGAACTCCCTGACGATTCCTTATTTGACTTGGAGTTAATTGAATTGGCAGACAAACAAAGACGATTTGAAACAGAAGATTTGTATCAATCTTCTTATTACCTTATTCTAGAAGAATGTCATCCTTTGCTTTATGAGTTGGATTTAGAAAATCCAGAAATGTTGCCTGTTGATTAATTTGCCGAATTAGTTCAGTGATAGAACGCCATACTTGTAATATGGATGTCATCGGTTTGATCCCGGTATTCGGCTTGAGTTCTATAAAACTCCAAATGTCATTAATTTCACAAAAAGACCGCGAAATGGCCATTGAGGCTCTTGAATATTATGTTCAAAAACTTAAGGACGATAATTGCACAGATGCTTCCATCACAGCATTCCAAACCCTACTTAACTGGGTGGAACTCGAACATTTCAAACATGAAAATTAATCTTTGGTACTGTGAGGGAATGAAGCAGTGGAGATGGACTTTGACTGATTCTTCACGACCTATTCTTAAGCAAGAATCTGGACAACAACCATTTCTTCGGGATGCAATGAACGATGTTGCAAATACTGTAGAGTATATGTTAGAATGCAAACAAAGTGAGTAAAAATACTTAGATGAAATCAGATTTTTACATAGATAAAGTAGGTAAAGAAGAAATCAAATATCTTCTTTATACCTATCATTATCTTAAAGACGAATCAAAAGATTTTAAATCTGGTTTCAATTATGGGCTTTTCAGATCCTCAGTTTCTGATATTCTTAGGGTTGGTGGGTGCTTGGGCACTTGTATCTTTACTGGTCTACCAGTCCCCGAAGTAGCAGTAGGTGCATTTGGATTGGAAAGAAACCAACAAGAAGGGATATATGAACTCTCAAGACTTTGTATACATCCAGATATTCAAAAAGAAGAGTATAATATTACATCTTGGTTCGTTAGTCGTTGTATAAGGAGATTTAAGAAAGATGCCACAGTTCGTGCTATTCTTAGTTACGCTGACAATAATCACCACTCTGGAATTATATACAGAGCTTGCAATTTTCAATACTATGGTTTGACTGATCCAAAAAAAGATTTTTACTATGCTGATGGAACTAAACACTCAAGAGGTTCTGTAAAGGGTCAAAGGGGTGAATGGAGGGAAAGAAGTAGAAAACATAGATACCTAATGATATTTGATAAAGAACTGAAAAAACACTTGACATGGAAGGAAGAAAAGTGGTAAAATAATATAGTGTGAAGGAAGAGCGCACTTAATGTGCAGACGAGCATCCAGTTATCTGGATGCTTTTTTCATATGCTAAATAACTCTAACGGAAATCTATAAGATAATAAAAATGGGTCTCAGTCGCCTTCAGAATTTTATTAAAAATGTAAAGGGAAATATTCTTTATGTTGACCCTAACAATCTGGATGCAACAGATAATGTAGAAAATAAAGGTAATAGTCCTGTTCGTCCATTTGTTACACTTCAAAGAGCCTTAATTGAAGCAGCAAGATTCTCTTATCAGAGAGGATTTGATAATGATAGGTTTGAGCGTACTACAATTATGCTCTCCTCAGGTATTCATACGATCGATAATAGACCTGGTTTAATTCCTGATTGGGATTCTGGTTTCGATCCAAGTTATATTCAAAGAAGTGGTTCAAGAACAAATGACTTTCCTCCATTTGATTCTACAACAAATTTTAACATAGAGTCTACAAATAATATTCTCTATAAATTTAATAGTATTCATGGTGGCGTTTTTATACCTAGAGGAATTTCAATTGTAGGTACTGATTTAAGAAAAACTAAAATTCGTCCACTTTATGTTCCAAATCCGCAGAATGATAATATTGAAAGATCTGCGATTTTTAGAATGACTGGTGGATCTCATTATTGGGGATTTAGTATTCTTGATGCAGATCCAAATGGTTATTGCTATAAAGATTATACTTCAAATACTTTTCTTCCTAATTTTTCTCACCACAAATTAGCAGCATTTGAATATGCTGATGGTGTAAATCCAGTTTCTATTGATGATAATTTTCAAACTTATTCTACAACAAGAACTGATTTAGACCTTTATTATGAAAAAATTGGTCTCGCTTACGGAACTCCAAGTGGAAGATTAATATCTCCAGATTATCCATCAAATGTAATAGATATTCAAGCAAAAATAGATGAATATCGTATTGTTGGTTCAACTGGACAAGAAGTTGGAATTACTAGTATAAAAGCAGGGGATGGTACTCTTTCTTCCAACATAATTACAGTTGATGTAAACGAAGAAATAGAAGGTCTTCAAGTAGATTCTCCTATTAAAGTCAGCGGTGTTACTGTATCTGGTTATAACGGACCTTTTGTTGTTAGTGAAGTTGTATCATCAACACAATTTAAATATAAAGTACAAAATTCTCCAGATAATCCTCTTCCAACTGGAATAGAAATTTCTAGTGCAACCTTAAGTATCATTTCTGACACTGTAACTTCATCATCTCCATACATTTTTAATATTTCATTAAAATCTGTATTTGGTATGTGTGGATTACATGCAGATGGAAGTAAAGCAACAGGATTTAAATCCATTGTTGTTGCACAGTTCACTGGAATTGGTTTGCAAAAAGATGATAATGCTTTTGTAGTTTATGATCAACAAACAAGAACTTATCTTGATAGTAGTTCAGTATCAAACTTAAGTTCTAATTCAAAAGCAAGATTTAAACCATCATATGAAAATTATCACATTAAGGCAAGTAATAATGCATTTGTCCAACTAGTTTCTATTTTTGCAATTGGTTATGCAGAACATTTTAAAGCAGAGACTGGTGGAGATCTTTCAATAACAAACTCCAATTCAAATTTTGGAGCAAAATCTTTAGTATCAAGTGGATTTAGAGACTCTGCTTTTAATAGGGATGATGTTGGATATATTACCCATATCATTCCTCCACAAGAAATCGAAAATAACGATATAACAATTGAATATAAATCTTTAGATGCAAATCTAACAAGATCTGTTGGAATATCAAGTCACTTATATCTTTTAAATGAAACTAATGAAAATTCCGTACCAGATTATGTAGTTGACGGATATAGAATTGGTGCAAAAAATAACGAAAGATTAAACTTAAGATATAATCAAAATAATTATTCTTCCACTATTGTAATGGAGGGATCTTCTGAAATTTCTTCCAAAAAATCATATACTGTAAATAAAAAACTTGATGGAATATCAAATGAAATTAATGGAAATGTAATTACGTTAACATCTCCTCATGATTTTGCAAACGGAGAATCTGTAAGAGTACTATCAGATAATGGACAATTACCAAGTGGATTACTTCCAAATTCAATTTACTATGTAATTACCAATGATATTGATCCTGGATTAAATTCGGATCAAATTAAACTATCCCAATCATTAAATGATGCTTTAAATGGAAGTTTATTTGGTTCCGAAATTACTCTTTATAGTAATGAAAGTTCAATATTAACAATCGAAAGTAGAGTATCTGATAAAATTCCTGGAGAACTTGGTCATCCAATTCAATGGGACTCTATTAATCAAAATTGGTATATTAATACAACATCATCAAATATTCTTTATGATTTAATACAAGCAATACCTTTATCAGCAACTCCTAGAACTTTTATCACTAGAATTCCAGATACTAGAAGTTCTGTTGATAAAATTTATAGACTTCGTTATGTAATTCCTAAAGATTCTCCAATTCTAGCGAGACCACCTTTAGATGGATTTGTTATTCAGGATTCTAGTAGCAATTTATTATTAGAATCTGAGATTGAAAAATATTTCAATTTATCTCCTGTTACTTTACAAAATCCTACAGAACTTAAAAGTACAAGATTTATTTCTAATGCTTCTTGGTTAAATGGTGTTGCAACAATTACTACAGAACTTCCACATAATTTAATTCCAGGATCTGAAGTCAAAATTGAAAATATTATCAGTTCAGTTAATACAAATGGAACTGATAATAATGGATACAATGGAACATTTATTGTACAATCAATTGCAAGTAGAAAAGCATTTACAGTTTTAATTTCATCAAATCCTGGAATATTTGATCTAAAACAAACTATTAATCGTAGTATAAATTTACCACAGTTCAAAAAGATTAAATTTAATGGGACATATACTTCATATAGGGTTCAAGAAGTTCAACCATATGTTAGTGGCGAGCAAGATGGAATTTATCATTTAATTTTAGTTGATTCATCAAATTCCCCTAATATATCACCTTTTAATAATTTTAAATTCTCTCAACCAATTCAATACTTATATCCCAGATTAAATAGAGATAATCCACAATCAGATCCAAAAGAATCAAAATCATATGCATTACCAGATCCTATAGGTCAAGTAGTTATTAATGATCCTGAAAGTAGTATAACAAAAGAATCTTTAAATAATATTATCGATGATTTTGGAATTGGAATTGGAATTACAAATATAGTTTCAAATTCTGCTGGAATATCTCATACAATCTATACAAGTATTGATCATGGTTTTAATAGAATAACTAATCTTTCTATAATCAATCCAGGAAGAGGTTATGGAACTGGATCTGCTGGAAATATTTACAATGCAAGACTTGTAGGTATTGGATTATCTATAGTTGGTGATGGTGCAACTGCGGTAATTTCTGTAGATTCTTTAGGAATTATAGGTGATATTAAGATTATTGATGGGGGTAGTTCTTATTCTGTTGGTAATGACCTTGCTGTTGTTGGAGTTGCTACAACATCCAATCATATTGTTGGCGTTGTAAGAGTAACAAGTATTTACAATGATATAGATACAACATTTGAAATAAGGGGTATTGATCAATCACAAGATGGATACAATACAAATTATAGGATTACTGGTATTGGGACTGGTAATAGTAAAGAAATTCAAGTTTCTTCATCTGAAGCAGTTACTTCACCATCTACAACTGGATTAGGAATATCATACACTACAAATTCATCATTACTCACAACAGGTAAAGTTGTAAATATTTCTTCAATTTCTTATTCAAATATAACAGGAATTGCAACTGTTACTTCTTCTGGATCTCATGGATTCCAAGTTGATAATAAAGTAGTAATTTCGGGATCTAATAATAGTTTCTTTAATGATAGTTTTATTATTAAAAAAATTAATAGTTTAACTAGTTTTGAAATTGATTGTGGAATTAATCAAACCCCACAAACTTCTTCCGGTACTGTTTATGCATATTCTTCTGGATTTAATTCTAGAGGTGGCACTATTAATAAAAATAATGAAAATATTTCTGGAAGACTTATTACCAAATATGATAATGTTACAAGTACTCTTCTTGGTCCTATAACAAGTGCAACTTTAGATAATATTAGTATAACAAATGTAGAAAATTTGGGATTGAATGTTGGTGACTATTTGCAGATAGGAAATGAAATTGTAAGAATTGGATCAACAGTAGTAACAAATCCAATTTATGTATTCCGTGGTGTTCTTGGAACTCGTAGCACACCACATTCCGCTGGAGTTATTGTTAAAAGAATTCTACCAAAACCAATTGAGTTTAGAAGAAATTCTATTATCAGAGCATCTGGACATACATTTGAATATGTTGGTTTTGGCCCTGGAAATTATTCAACTGCTTTACCAGATAAGCAAGATAGAAAATTAAGTGCATCTGAAGAATTATTAGCACAATCAACAAAGGTTAATGGTGGATTAACAGTATTTACCGGCATGAATGATGCTGGTGATTTTT